AAAACTAATGTTATAATTAGTAATAGATACTTGGGTTAACCCCACCAATTAGGAGATAATTACATGGCAACAAGAATGCAGCAACGCAGAGGAACTGCGGCTCAGTGGACATCAGCAGACCCAATCTTGGCAGCTGGTGAAATTGGTTTTGAGACTGACACTAGTCAGTTTAAGATTGGTGATGGAACTAACCACTGGTCAGACCTATCATACTTTAAGAACCTGGAAGATCTTGGTGGAACACTAGATGACTACATTCCGCTAACCCAAAAGGATGCTGCAAATGGTGTCGCTACTCTGGATAGCAGTGGTTACATTCCTGTTAGCCAGCTTGGAAACTTGATTGGAGATGCTCCATCAATTCTAAACACTCTTGGTGAAATTGCTGACGTTTTAAATGACTCAAGCACAGCTGTTAACTCAAGAATCGATACTGCTATGACAGCAAGCTCAACAGCTCTTACAAATGCACTAAATGATGCAATTGGTGATGAAGTTACTGCAAGAGAAAATGCTATAGCCACAGCAATCTCAGACGAAGTTACTGCAAGAAATACTGCAATTGCCAACTCTGCAACCACTACGCTTGCTACAGCAGCACAGGACGCTACAGACAAGGCAGATGCAGCAGAGCTAGCTGCAACTACAACTGCTCAGGGTGCCCTAGATACTCACGCATCAGACACTACAAATGTTCACGGCATTTCAGACACGTCTGCTCTAGTTACTCTAACTGGAACACAGACACTTACTGGCAAGACCATTTCTGCAGAAGATAATACAGTAACAATAAATGCAGCAGACATTACTGACGTAACAGCTTCAGCATCAGAGCTAAACATCCTTGACGGGGCTACTCTAACAGTTACAGAACTAAACTATGTTGATGGAGTTACATCAGCTATTCAGACTCAGCTAGATGCAAAGGCACCACTAGCTAACCCAACATTTACTGGAACACTGGCAGCTGCAGATATCTCTATTACTGGAGATCTAACTGTTGGCGGTACAACCACTACAGTTAATGCCCAGGACCTAGTTGTAACCGACCCACTGATCTATATCGGTGAAGGAAACGATGCTAACATTGTAGACCTTGGTCTTGTTTCATCGTTCAATGATGGTGCATATCAGCATGCAGGTATCGTTCGTGACGCTACTGACGGTATTTGGAAACTATTCTCAAGCGTTGAAGATGAACCAACAACCACAGTTAACTTCTCTCAGGCAGTCTATGACACTCTAAAGGTAGGCGGAATCGAGTACTCTGATGGCGTACAGGTTAAGCAAGGTGTTCCATCACTTACAGCTATTAACCAGCAGACATCTGCCTATACAACAGTCCTTACAGACCGTGACAAGCTAGTTGAGGTATCTTCAGCTTCTGGTGTAACCGTTACCATTCCAGCTAACTCAACAGTGGCATACCCAGTAGGAACATCTATCGATATTCTACAGACAGGGTCTGGACAGGTTACTATCGCAGGTGCAGGTGGAGTTACAGTTAACGCCACACCAGGCCTAAAGCTACGCACCCAGTGGTCATCTGCTACACTATTCAAGAGAGCAACCGATACTTGGGTTGTTTTCGGAGATCTATCAGCTTAATCCTAGAAGGGGAATTAATTTAAATGGCAGCAAATAAAAGAGTTGGAAAAAAGTCGCTTGCACAAAATGACAACCTATTCCCAGCAGCACCACTAATTGGAACTGCAACAAATGTGGGAACTAACAGACCATACAACAATGGTGCTGCTTCTGTGCCATTTACTGCACAAGGACCAAACGCTGCTACCTCATATACGGTAACCTCATCACCTGGTGGATATACTGCAACTGGATCATCTTCACCAATAACAGTTACTGGATTGCAGTCAAACACAGGGTACACATTTACTGTTACAGCCACAAATGCATACGGAACATCAGCTGCATCATCTGCATCTAACTCTATTACTGCAACAACTGTCCCAGATACCCCAGCGGCACCAAGTGCATCATCTCCATCAGCAGGTGTAGATAGATTAACTTGGTCAGCTCCTGCAAACGGTGGATCTGCAATTACTAACTATTACTGGGCATCAAACGATGGCAAGTCAGGAAACACTTCGTCAACAACCGTAGATATTGGACAGGAGCAGGGAACTGCACAGACATATACTGTTCGTGCAGACAATGCAAATGGATCATCTGGCACATCTGCAGCATCTAACTCAGTGACCACAACATTCTCGTTTGCACCATTTGGTGCATTCGGATTCTCGCCATTTGGAGCCTTTGGTTTTTCACCATTCGGAGCTTTTGGATTCTCACCATTTAGATGTGTTGCAGAAAATACTGAAATTGCTACTGTTGGCGAAGATAGCGAAATTGTTTTTGTAAAGGCTAAGGATCTTAAGGTTGGTCAGACAGTCCTGTCTCCAGTATGGGATGAATTTGACGGTACACCAAGCCCGTACTCATCTAGAATTGAATATGATGCACTTACTAGCAAGCGAGTTGGCTTTGGTCAGGTTGCATCAGTACTTGGCAAGACTGTAGAGCAGTCTGTTATCTTTAACGGAGATGAGGGAAAGCACTTCTCTCTTACACAGCCAATTCTTGCAAGAAAGTCTGGACAGAAGGACGCCTGGGAGTTTACTGGGGATCTTTCTGTAGGAGACATCATCTGGGAGTACGATTTTGATTCAAAGTCTTACGTAGAGACAGAGATTACAGCAGTTGACCTAGTTGACTCAGAAACTACTGTTTATCAGATTAGCGTAGACGGCATAGACACATTTATCGCTGGCTCAATCATTTCTCACAACAAGTAGCATCCTATAGTGTATAATTTTTATATACACAATTAGGAGCTATTTAGATGAACTCAGATTTTGACACATACATGAGAAGTGTAAGCCAGTCCGCAAAGCCACATAAATTTTTTGATAGATTTTTGGATAATGACCTAGCCTTGCTTACAGCAGAGCTACAAGATAGATATGAAAAAATAGAGCAGGCAAAGCTATTTGGCGTAGAGCCAATGGGAGAGAATGAGCTTTGGGAATCTTCAAACAGTGCATCCACAATAAAGTGGAGAGAGTATAATGTTTTTCAGTTCCACATAGATGGGGTCAGAAAGCTATACGATAGCATAGCATCTATGACAAGAGAAGCTTGCGAATATTACGAGGTAGACTTTGACGCCCAGCAGTTTATGATGCAGGGGTGGTTTAATATAAATCACTCAGGCAACGGAAAGCTAGATTGGCACGATCATGGCCCAATTGGTGCTCCACTTTTTCACGGCTACTACTCAGTATCAGCAGAACCATCTGTAACCCACTACATAACCTTTGATAAGCAAGTAGAGAATGTTAATAAGAATAATCGTGCTATCTTGTCAGAGATGGGTCATCCGCATGCAATGGGTGACTGGAACTGGGATGGGCCAAGAATAACTATAGCCTATGACGTACTTCCACTAGAAGAGCTTAAGTCTTTTGGCATGCATCAAGAGCAGCACTGGATACCACTAAACTAATGCAACGCTCAGGCTTTAAGAAAGTTTATTGTTTTATTTTGGGGCATAAGGAACTGGTTCAATCTTGCCCATTTACAAAGGCACAGTCGGTATCCTGTTCTCGCTGCGGTAAGGGTAGCGGTCATGCAAGATCTACCTTTAGTTAGGATTAAGTAATGGGAATAAGCATAGTAAAAGGCTTTATGTCATCAGATGATGTGTCGGTCATTCAAGAATATATAAAAACCATTACGTTCAACACTAAAGAAAACCACGTCCCACTACATGACAATCTTTATTCAGAATATAATGCAAATTTTGATATTCATACACGTGGAGAAATGCCTAAAAACATATTAGACATATTTTCAAAATATTCAAAGGGTTTGTACGATTTAGTCCAGCTAGAAGAGAAGGGAAAGTATCTTCCTCCAATGTTCTCAAAGCACTACATTGCTAGATATACTGATGGTAAGTCAGTGCTTCCTCAGACAGACTTAACAAAACCAGAAAGAACATATAGGTCATTAATTTTTTGGAACAACAACTTTGATGGAGGAGAATTATTCTTTTCAAACTTGGGGTACTCAATTAGCTTAGATCCAGGAGACTTGATTTATTTTATAGAGTGCGAAGAAAATAAGGTTGGAATCAATAAAATATCAAATGGAGACCTATACTTATCAGAAGCCTGGATGGGTCACGAGGGTCAATTATGGATGCCAAACTCTGTTCCATACGAAGAGGTAGAGTGGGATAACTGGGAAATTAAAGGCTTTTAGTGTGGTAAAATAGACTATCATGTCTAGCCCATCAAACCTCTATGCTGAAAAAATATTTGGCGAACATCCACTTGCTCTATGGGCACTAGATGACACTGCAGATTACATATCTTTGATAAACGAGCCCGACAGAGAAATCTCTGAGTGGACAATTTCTGGTGGAACTGCAATAACAAAAGTTGATGTGGTCGACGAGCCATTCCCTGGTAGCCATGTTACTGAGCTAACTGGAGAGCTAACAGAAGAGGGACTGGGTCAGGTAGAGTGTGTAAGTCCAGACACTATTGGTAGCCTCGACGGAATTAACTTTACATCGCTCAACTCAGAGCTATCAACATTTGCCATAGGTGCATATTTTTATACAAATAGCTCATATTTAGATAGCCTTGAAATAGGTTATGAGTACTATGACTCGGTTTCTGCAAGCAATGTCCAGAAGCTAAAAAAGTTTGACACCTCTGTTTCACAAAAGTGGCTATTTGTTTCAGAAACATTCGACATTCCTAGCGATAACTCAACCATGAGACTAGTTATAAAAGTAAACTATGTCGGTGGAGCTGAGTCTACAGACGACTATAAATTTTTAATAAATGGACTATCACTCGGCCAGTGGTCAGAAGAGTTTAACTCAACATCACTCGGATTAAATCAATCAGACCTCCCATCGTTCATAGCCCTGACAAGCTCTAAGGTGGTTGAGGCTAAAGCTTACGGAATTCAGGAATCGTCTGGATATTACTTCGTGGACGACTACGCCCTTGCAGCAAAAAACTCTGGAATCCCCATGGTATATGGTGCATCAAATGTTACAATTTTGTCACCAAAGTCTGGACCATCGCTAATAGTTCCTGGATACGGATTTTTAAATAGCTCTGGCCAGTACAGAGACTACACCTTTGAGGCGTGGCTTAAGATAAGCTCAGACACAACAGTAGAAAAAAGAATATTCGGACCAATATCTTCTTCAGACGGAATCTATGTTCATGGCCCACTAATAATTTTGAAAATTGGTGAGTCTTTCGGATCCTACTTTGTTGGTGAATGGAATAGGCCAATGCTAGTCAATATAACCTATTCTAGATCGTCAGCCAGCCTACTTATAAATGGTGAAGAGGTTGTTTCTATCAGCCTACCTAGCTCCGATCTAGGATTTCCAGACAAACTTAGCAATACCTCAAAAGATCAGGACTGGCTAGGATTTTATGCCTACGAAGACGCTTCTCCAATAGAGATAGACTGTATTGCCATTTACCCATACAGGGCATCTCAGATAATGCTCAAGCGTAGGTGGGTATACGGCCAGGCAGTAGAATTTCCAGAAAACATTAACACTGCCTATAGTGGAACCTCAGTGTTCATTGACTTCCCTTTTTCAAATTATGCAAATACCTATGCTTATCCAGACATTGGCAAGTGGGATCAGGGTATAGTGGAAAATCTATCAGTAGATAATGGCATACTGTCATCCCCAACACTACCAGAGCCAAGCATTATATTTAATAATAAGACTAGGTCACAATGGGACATAGACATTAAGGATGCACAGTCAGAATTGTCTGAAAGCTTTATTTCAATGTACCCAGATTCAGGCTGGGACGATACACACGGATATATGATCATTGACAGACTGAGCATGCTTTCTGAAGACGTTAAAGGCTTTTATGGAGTATTCCGTGAACTACAGTTTGCAGACAGAGAGCAAATATTGTTCCAAATAGATGACGCCTCAAGTTCTAACTATTTTCAAATTAGACTAGGGCTAGACTCCATAGACTATATTCTATATTTTAATTCTCAGGAAGAGCTTATCCACACCACTCAAAAACACTATCCAGGAGAAGACTTCGCCGTTGGCTTAAACATTAAGCAGTTTGTAGATTACTTTGGCGGAAACCTTTCATCATTTTTTGGTAAAAAGTCCTCCCTAAGCGTGTCCATTGCTGGAAACAAAGAATTCAACAAAACCTTTCTTGGGAGCATATACAACATTGGCTTTTGCACAAAAAGAAATCTAAAGAAGATCTCTCATCTTTTTAATAGCAAGGGGATAGTCGTTGATCAGACTGATTTTCAGAGCCTGCTTGACGGCCTAGAGCTAGATGGTGGAGAAGCGTCTACCAGTGTTTGGACAGTACTATATGATGGAGGTTCTCCAGCTACAGTAGCCACTGCCTCGCTACAGCCACACATTGCCAGCTATACAATATCTCCAAAATCATATTTTGGTAATTTTGTAATAGACATCTTAGCAGACTCATATTGGGAAGACTATATCCCGTTAAGCTACTTTGCTAAGTACATAACTGATGCAAATAATGAATCAAGGTATGGCCTAGATTTTATTCAGTTTAACATAAACTATCCAGCACCATCAAAATTTGTAGAGACTCAGACTGCTGGCTCATGGACCTATGAAGAGTTACAGGAGCAGTATTCTGTTCCAGTACAGAGAACCTATGAGTCTTTAGACAATCAACTATTTACTGGCTACCAGGATTACCTAGACCTAAAGAATAAGTCTGTAAGTAGTTACCAGTATGATACTTCAGAATCTTTGGTAAAGACCTATATATCTTTTCAGTATTTGAAGAGTGGGGCAACAGCATCGTCTGATTACTTTACAGCTACTATTTCTGCACCTAAAAATGGAGTTATTATTCCTGGCTCTGCTCTAGAAGATTGGAGTAAGACAAAGTACGAGGTTGTGGACAATATGATTGTCTATCCGCCATCTGGAATAAACTTTAGCGAGCTAGCATTGGTCACGCATATAGAGTTTAGCATTGATGGGCTAAAGTATAACCCAATTAAGATTAAGAAGCTTCAGTACGCCTCACAGGCACTAAATGACACCACTCCTGTTGGGGTTGGAACTAGATTTGGAACCAAGATATATCCTTACAAGAAATCTGGGGTATATTACGATTACAAGAGCAGGAATCCCTTCAGCATATATAAGGGCAGCTCACCATACCTATATCTGACCAGAACAAGCGGAATCCAGGTCAGAGGTAATTACGATCCTCTAGTCGATAGAGGTCTGTCTATACCAATCAACGAAGGCTTATCGTCTAACTACAAGGTTATTGCTTCTCAGATGGCTATTCGGTATGACGAAGACTTCTTCCCATTTGCACCAACGGAAATATTCCAGATTGAGTCAAGAAACTCACTTCTAAAGTTCTACCTAGTTGCTAACCACCCAGGAGGAAAAAGGGCAAAGATCTATGCGGTTGACGCAAAGACTGGAAGACTGGAGAATGGTATTGCTTTCTACTGGAACGGTAAGATTGTAAAAGAGCCAAACATTACGATAAAGCAGTGGGGTATGCTGGGAATAAGCTTCTCTAATAGCTTAAACCTAAACAACTACTTGGGATCACTAAGAATAACTGGTCCAATCCTTGTAAACATGCTATCTCACTATCAGTCAACTAATCTACAAGAAGTTCAGCAAATTACAAATAGACCATGGCTCAAGGTAAGAGAATCTGGCTCCTTAAATTTTGATTGGGAATACTGGGATCTTTCATACATCTGGAACGGTGTTTTGGTTCTGGCATCAAGAAGTTACTATGGTGTAGATCCATCAGATGTGTACAAGACCTACACTGGAACTAACAAAATTATTGTTGACGACACAAGAGCTTTAACGCTTAAGTCATATGAATATAATGTACTAAAAGATATTTCTTGGCAAACACAAACAATCTCTGCAGTATAATATGGTATACTAGTGGTTATGAATGCTGAAAAATTTAGAGTCCCTGGTCAAGTTGGCGAATCAAAGCTTACAGTTTTGGACAAGCAGTACGATTGGGGAATCTACTTCTGGAAGAAGGCTAACGGCAAGCCTTTTACAGATGGAAATGGCAACGTATTAAACGTTCCGTCCCATAGGGGTGACGCACTTCAGATTCGTAAACTACAGCAGGAAGCCACTGCTCTAGGACAGGGAGATGGCTCATACGAGTTTATGCCTGGTGTTGAAAGAATCTCAGATGAAGAATACTCTGAGCAAGTAGATAGAATGAAGCAAGGTCTCATCCCAAATATGAATGATCTTGGTGCAGTTATGGCAGCTAAGCAGACACTTGCCATGTATGGAAGTGATGATTAATGTCAGAAGAATATTACATTAGAGATATTGGCCTACCAGAGCTTGAGGCCGAAAGAGATATCTTTAAAGAGCAGGACCCATTCTCAAAAAATTGGGACAGCCTAAAGGGGCTGTCTGGACTAGAGAAAAACTTTAAGCGTAGATCAGATAGAATGGCAAAGGCAGACGTATCTGCAATTGGCAATAACGTAGACACAACAAATGCAGCATACCAGGATAGTGCTTTGGCAACTAATCGTGGTATCAATGGTGCGTATTCAAAAGAGATTAATCCTGGTATTGTTTACCGTAATGGTTACGGAATGTTTGATGTTATTACCCCACCATGGAACCTATACGAACTAGCAAACTACTATGACACATCATTTGCTAACCACGCAGCTATTGACGCCAAGGTTGAGAATATTGTTGGGTTAGGGTACGAGTTCCAGCCAACACAGAGAACCTTGATGGCAATTGAGGCATCCACTAACGAGTCAGCAACTGATAAGGCTCGTAAGCGTATTGAACGTGCAAAGGTAGAGCTTAAGGATTGGCTAGAAAGTCTAAACGATGACGACTCATTTAATTTAACAATGGAAAAAGTATATACAGATGTTCAGGCTACAGGAAATGGATATCTAGAAATTGGTAGAACTACTGCCAATGAAATTGGTTACTTGGGGCACATTCCATCTACCACAATGCGTGTACGCAGACTTCGTGATGGATACGTTCAAATTATTGGTCAGAAAGTAGTATACTTTAGAAACTTTGGGGCAAAGAATCCAAACCCACTAACTACTGATCCACGTCCTAATGAGATTATTCATTTCAAGCAATACTCTCCACTAAATACTTTTTATGGAGTTCCAGACATCATGTCTGCAATTTCATCGCTGCACGGAGACCAGCTAGCGTCTCAGTACAACATTGACTATTTCGGTAATAAGGCTGTGCCTCGTTACGTAGTTACCCTTAAGGGTGCAAAGCTTTCAGAAGAAGCGGAAGACAAGATGTTCCGATTCCTTCAGACAAGCCTAAAGGGCTCAAGCCACAGAACACTTTACATTCCGTTGCCAGCAGACTCTGACACCAACAAGGTAGAGTTCAAGATGGAGCCAATTGAGAATGGTGTACAAGAAGCATCATTTAACGAATACCGCATCCGCAACCGTGACGACATTCTTGTTGCTCACCAGGTTCCACTATCTAAGATTGGTGGAGGTGACTCTTCTGCTATTGCCGCTGCCCTTGCTCAGGATCGTACCTTTAAGGAGCAGGTTGCTAGACCAGCACAGAGAAACATTGAGAAGCTTCTAAGCAAGATTATTAAGGAAAAGACAGACCTCCTAGAGCTTAAGTTCAACGAACTAACTTTGACTGATGAAATTGCACAGTCTCAGATTCTAGAGCGTTATGTAAAGAACCAGATTATGGTTCCTAATGAGGCAAGAACAATCCTTGGATTACCTCAAAGACCAGACGGCGACGAGCCTCTAGAGCTTACTGCTAGAGCAGCCGCAGATGCCAAGGGCAACATGGCTGGCAATAAAACCAGAGATGCAGAGAGGGCTAACAACTCTTCTGACAATGCTGCTACCATCGCTGGGCGTAATGCTCAGGGAGAGGGAAGATCCTCACAATAAAGTTATTAACATAGTTATTAACATGTTGTATAAAAAGGGGGTATAATTAAACTACCATGACTATTGCTAAAGCACACTGGGATTCAGAAGGCGACAACGTTCGTCTCTCAATGCCCTTCTCTAAAGTAGACAAGGAACGTCGTATCGTTTCTGGCTTTGCCACCCTAGATAACATTGACCGTCAAAAGGACATTGTTACATCAGAGGCGTCAGTAAAGGCCTTCTCAAAGTTCCGTGGCAACATTCGTGAAATGCACCAGCCACTTGCAGTTGGCAAGATGGTAGCATTTAAAGAAGACAAGTATTTCGACCCTGAGACAAAGAAGTTTTATTCAGGCGTTTATGTATCAGCATACGTTTCAAAGGGTGCTCAGGATACATGGGAAAAGGTTCTAGATGGAACCCTTTCAGGTTTTTCTATTGGCGGTAGAATGAACAAGTATGACGATGCAATCGATGAGACTACTAATTCACCTATCCGCATTATCAAGGAATATGACCTTGTAGAGCTTTCTCTAGTAGACACCCCAGCAAACCAGTTTGCTAATATCCTATCTGTAGAAAAGGTAGATGGCGTTGATGTAGTAAAGGGCGAGGGCATAGATGCTGAAATTGAAAATGTATTCTGGGATTCAGAGTCTCAGATCATTATGCTTTCTGAAAAAGAAGTAGAGATTAGTCCTGCTTCAGGAGCTCCAATGCAAAATATAGGTTTCGTTGAGAAAAACGATAACGAAAAAACAGAAATGATAAAGTTCTTAGTTGACAGTGCTAAAGGCATTAAGACTGAGATTAACAAGGAGGTAGGTCCTATGACTGAAACAACAAATGACATCGCAGAAAAGTCTGACGATGTAGTTGAAGAATCACAGGTCGCTCCAGAGGCAGATGCAGCAGTTGAAGCAGCAGATGTATCAGTAGAGAAGTCAGCTGACGCTGATGAAGATGACAAGCCTGGTTCTACCGTACCTGAAGAGGCAGACGACATGTCTGGCGAAGAGGACGACAAGAACGAGAAGTCAGATTCTATGGATGCAGAAGATGAAGAAGAAGCTGTAGCTAAATCAGACGAGTCAATTAATGCTGCAGATATTGCAGAAATTAAGGATACCGTTAATAAAGCCTTTAGCGATCTAACTGCAGTTGTAAAAGCTCAAGCAGAGCAAATTGCAGAACTAACAAAGTCCATTGGTGCAGTAAAGAACGAGGTAACTGCAAGCAAGGACGTATTTAATGAGTTTGGAAAGAGAGTAGACGCCGTTGAGGCTGACACCGCTTTCCGTAAATCTGGTGATCTAGGCGAGATCATTCAGGAAACTCAACCAGAACAGGTTGAGAAATCCCTATGGGGCGGACGTTTCCTCAAAACTGCCGATCTATTCAAATAAATAAACAATCACTTAGGAGGTGACAATTATGTCGGAAGAAATTAAGAAAAATCAGCCAGGAGAGTCTGGCGAACTAGGAGGAACTGCTCCTGGTCTATACCAAGGACAGGGTGCATTCGCATCTGGTTCAGAAGCTGGTGAGAACATTCCAGGTAACTACTCAACGGTAGGTGCCATTAACAACATTCCAAACGCTGAGCTAGGTATTACATCTGGTCCAAACGCTGTTAACCCTTCAGGTGATGCAGGCAGTGGTATCCTACGCCCTGAACAGGCACGTCGTTTTATTGACTACGTATGGGATGCAACTATTCTCGCCAAGGATGGTCGTCGTGTAACTATGAGAGCCAACACAATGGAGCTTGAGAAGGTTAACGTCGGAGAGCGTGTAATTCGTGCGGCTGCACAGGCTGTTGGTGACTACACTAACGCTGGTGCTCAGTTCACAAAGGTAGAGCTTACAACCAAGAAGATTCGTCTGGACTGGGAAGTTTCTGCTGAAGCACTTGAAGACGGAATTGAAGGAGGTGCACTTGAAGACCACCTAGTACGTTTGATGACAAACGCTTTTGCTAATGACATCGAAGATCTAGCGATCAACGGTACTGGTTCAGGTAACGATGCATTCCTTTCTATCATGAACGGTTTCGTAAACAAGGCTAAGACTGGAGATGCTCACGAGTCAGTTGTAACTGTAACTGACAACGCATGGACAACTGAGGTAATGCAAAACATTATCTTGGCTATGCCTCGTAAGTACCGTGCTCTAAAGAGCAACTTGAAGTTCTACGCTGGAACCGATGCGTTCCAGGGTATTATCAAGAACAACGGTACTCTAGCTGACGCTATTGCTGAGGCATTTGCTGGTACTCCAGCAGGTACCGCTGCAAACCGTCAGAACTACCTTGATGGTGCAGCTCAGACATTCGGTGGAGCACGTACAACTCGTGTTCTAGGTGTCGACGTACAGGAAGTTCCTTACTACCCTGCAGGTTATGTAGACCTTACATTCCCTCAGAACCGTGTATGGGGATTCCAGCGTGACATCACCGTAAACCGTGAGTACAAGCCAAAGAAGGACACCATTGAGTACACCGTATTCGTACGTTTCGGTATTCAGTGGGAGGAAGAGGATGCCATTGCATTCGCTGACGCAGGAGCAGACAGCTAGTCTGTAACTGAAACCTTTAAGGGGGGCAGGAGTTTCGGCTCCTGCCTCCTTTTTAATATCTGTTATAATTATAGTTTAGGAGGTTATTATGTCTGAAAATACAAATAACAAAGATGCAGAACTAGAAGTTTTGCTAGGTGATGACTCAGAAAATATTGAAGAGATCAAAGAAGAGTTAACAGTAAAAGATGACTCAAAAGATACCAAAGAATCTAAGACTGAAAAGGTATCTGACAAAGTTGAGAATGTTGAGGTAGAAGAGGCAAAGCCTCAACCACAGGCTATTGTTGCTCCAGAGCCAGCAGTAGAAACACCTGGTCTTGCTTACGTGGCGAATGGCGTTTTGGGCTCAACAAAGGTTGCAAAGCCAGAGCCAAAGCCAGCAGCTAAGAAGGCTGCCAAGAAGGATACCGTTGCTGTTCATTCAACACGCAATGTAACCTGGAACGGCGTAGGAAAGGTTTATACTGGTTACAACATTGTAACTAAGGAAGCCGCAGACCAGTGGATTAAGCGTGACCACATCCGTCTTGCAACTCCAGAAGAGGTTGCTAGGGAGTACGGACAGTAAATGGAAATTCTGAGGGTTCCGTCAAACACTATTGCATATTCTACTACTGGACTTGAGCCAGGAGATTACTCATACTCTGTGATAGATTTGGCGGATAACTCAGTTTTTGAAGGATCAATAACTTCAGAAAGTACATCTGACGTTCTTAGCATAGAATTGCCACAAAATATTGATGGCGAGTATGAAGTATTGTTAAATAATTCTTCAGAAATAGTTTCTGTAACCAGACCATATGTAGATCCAAATACTTTAGGAACAACTGCTTCAGAAGTTGCAGAGTATACAAAGTTAGAACTAATTGCAAGATCAATTATAGATAACTACATGGACATAGACTTTTATAATAAAAAGTTGGCAATTCAGACTAATGGAACAAACACTGACTATATGCCAATTTGGAAAAACGTTAATAAGGTCTTAAAGGTCTATGAGAATAATGTGATTATATACGATGCTGAAGATCCAGAATCATACTCGGAAGAGTTTGGAATAACCCTAGACAAAACAGCGATTTACAGAATTCCTGTCGGGGAGGCAAACATCATATCTTCAGCAACAATAAAGCTTCCAGCTTCATCTGGCGACATTGCAACATCAATATATAATTATGGAACATTTCCAGAAAGATATGACTACACGTTTATTGTTGACCAGGGCCACAAAAATATTCCGTTAAAAATAAAATATGCAACGGAAATGTTAATTGATGACCTAAAATGTGGAAGACTAGACTATTATCAAAAATACGTAACTAACTATAATACTGATCAGTTTAGAATTCAGTTTGATAAAAAAATGCTGGACGGAACAGGAAATCTAATAGTAGATAAAATACTTGATGAGTATTCAAGATCTATAACTAGACTTGGAGTTCTATAATGCCAATTTGTGAAGTTCCAGATTTTACATTTCCAATGTGTATGGATATTTTTTATCCAATAGTCGATCAAGGCGTTTATGGAAATGTTAAAAAACAATGGGTTCACGATAGAACGGTTGTGGCATCAGTTGCTCCAGCAGGCTCAGCATTTAAAGAAGACATTACTCCAAACATAAACATTAAGCAAGAGCTTGTGATTATGGGTAGACTAAAGACAGACATCAGAGTATCCTCTAAAGACAACAACAATTCTATTACTAACATCATTGTTAGCAATATTAAGGATAAGTCTGGCAATACTATATATAACGAAACGTCTGGGCCTAGGTCTGGAAAATCTACTATTTTTGAGGTAGCCACTCTTGAGCCATTCGTAGGTCCTTTTGGAAAAGTAGATTATTATAAGATCGTTCTACGTAGATCTGAGAATCAGGCGGTAGAAATTTGAAAACTGTATTTGACTCAAAGTCCTTTAAAAAAGACATGAACAATATAATGAACTACTCAATTGGATTTTTAGAGGGTGTTCATAGGGGCAAAAATGCATTTCTGCACGTAGTTGGTGTAGAGACAATAGAGTTGTTAAAAGAGTTTATAGATTCAAATGCAAGAGTAAATCCAGAAGTTTTACACCATGTCTATGAGTGGAATCTAGTCGGTAGTCCCTCAGCAAGACTATATGATATAAACTATACCGTTAGCGGTCTTGGATTATCTATAAAATCTTCTTTCAAGCAATCAACTACAATCAAGGCTGGGTCTAGAGTTCCTTTTTACGATAAGGCAAATATTGTAGAAAACGGTATTCCCGTTGTGATAAAGCCAACGAAGGCTAAGGCTCTTAGATTTGAGCAAGATGGTGCAGAGATATTCACCAAGTCCCCAGTAACTGTAGAAAATCCAGGTGGAACTGCAGCAGAAAAAGGATTTGAAAAGACACTAGACATATTTTTTAATAGATACTTTACACAGGCTTTTCTTAAGACTAGTGGTATAGGTAAGTATTTAAGTAATCCAGAGGTATACAAAAAGAACCTTTCTGCTGGCCGTAGAGGCGGAAAAGTAAAGGGTATCGAGACTGGCTACAGATGGATAGCAAACGCAGGAGTTGGAAGATGAGCATAATTACCCAAGAAGAGCTAGACTCTGGTCTAATCAATACCCCAATGCTTTGGATCAATGAGTACCTAAAAGAAAAGCTTGCAGATTACTTGCAGATAGGGGTCCCATTTTTCCCACCATCACCAAACACCATCGATGATCTGACACAAAGCTTCGTTGTGATTAACGAAACATCCTATGGCTATGGCGGTATCAGATGTACCTATGACAGACTTACTAGATTGCGTAGATCTCCAATGCCACATATAAAAGGTGAGCAGTTATTGTACTACTTCTTTGCCACATCAGAAGGCGTTACGGAAAAGATGGTGGCGGTTACTGAGCTAACCCTAAGACTCATGGACCGTGAGGATGAGACAGCCGAAGAGATAAACAACTGGGCTAAGGGCAAGACTTTTGGTGGCCTGTCCCCACAGTTCTACTTCCATAAGTTCAGGGTATACCAGCTAGAAGAGGTCGCAGATGTCATAGATTTTGGAACTGCTAGAACCTATGGTGGTAACAAGATAATTATTGAGTATGAGTACCACCAGATGCCAGAACTCACAAACAACACTGTTTCATAAAGCCGTGTTATACTTATTTTGAGGAAACACGCCTACTATTCTAAAGAAAAAGAGGTGAAATAATTATGGCATATACACGTGGTTCAAGTTCTAACATTATCGTTGGAGCAGCAGCACTATGGACATATGAGGCAGGTACGCTAACAGACGCAGACTTGCCAGCTTTGGTCGAAGATACATCGTTCAAGGAGACCCTGTCTTCAGACAGCGACTTCCGTAACGTTGGTTACACAATGAACGGTTTGGAAATCCAATTCCAGCCTGACTTTGGTGAGGTATCTGTTGACCAGGTGCTAGACGTAGCTAAGCTTTACAAGCAGGGTATGCAGGTAAACCTGAATACTACATTTGCTGAATCTACACTAGAGAACTTGCTGTTCTCTCTTGCAGGTAAGGATGCAGACCTAGGAAACGTTGGAAATGGTTCTTGGGGTGCTGGTAACCCAGCCCTAAACCTTTCAGCTGGTGACATTGGAGAATGTCCAGTTGAGCGTGGTCTAGTTGCAGTTGGTCCTGGTACAGGTGACTGTGCAGTTGGTAGCTCACTAGAGCGTATCTATGTTGCATACCGTGCACTCTCAATTGAGAATGTTACTGTATCAGCAAAGCGTGATGAGGCAACAATGTTTGAGGTCTCATTCCGTCTACTACCAAACGACTCAGCATCATACGGTAAGATCGTAGATCGTACCCTATCGCTAGTATCGTAATAACTAAATAATAACTTAATAGCAGACCGTCCAGTTTAATCACTGGGCGGTTTTGCATTTGGTATACTGTATTAATGGCTAGCAAAATATATGACTCAGATACCGTTTCACTTGTTGACGGAACTCTAATAAGGATTACCCCATTAAAAATTGTACATCTCAGAGACTTTATGGATAAGTTTGAGAATATGAAAAAGGCAAAAAGTGAAGATGAAACTGTGTCATGCCTAATAGAGTGTGCAACAATAGCAATGAGACAGTACTACCCATCAATAAAGACAGTTGAAGATTTAGAGGACAATTTAGACTTACCAACAATATATAAGATAGTTGACATAGCAGCAGGTATTAGCACTAAGGATGAGTCTAAGCAGCAGGTATCTAATCAAGATGGCAAGGGTGCCACCTGGGAAACCCTAGACCTAGCTAAGCTAGAGTCAGAGCTATTTTTGCTCGGCATTTGGAAAGACTACGAAGAGCTTGAGAGCTCATTGTCAATGCCAGAGCTAACATCAACCTTAGAGATAAAAAGAGAGTTGGACTATTCAGAGAAAAAGTTTTTAGCCGCCATACAGGGTGTTGATCTAGATAAGCAGTCTGGACAAAAAGATGCCTGGGAAGAAATGAAGGCTAGAGTGTTTAGTGGTGGCAGAGCAGCAGATGCAAATGACGTAGTATCATTACAAGGAGTGAATGCACAAAAGGCTGGATTTGGAATCGGCATGGGGTTAGACTACGTTGATTTAACTAAAAAATAACAACCCCCTATGATATAATTATATAAACCTTAAAAGGAAAGAGGAAACAATGACGACTACAATCAATGAGGCAAAAGAAGTAACTCTAGTCGATGGAACAAAGATAACAGTTAGACCACTAAAGATTTCTCTATTACGTCAATTTTTAAAGAAGTTTGATGAAGTAGCAGCTGTAGCAGACGATAACGATAAATCTATGGACATACTTATTCAGTGTGTACAGATTGCAATGAGGCAGTACAACCCTGAGATCGCAGATGATCTCGCCGCACTTGAGGATAATCTAGATCTTCCTACAGTGTACAAGGTAATTGAGGAAGCATCTGGAATTAATCTTTCAGAGACATCTCCTATTAGTACCTTAAAATAAAAATAAAGAGGTGTTAATGGATGGCTGAAGATAACGTTCAGGCCAATATACGGATAGGTATTGATACTAGTGATGCACTAGTCAGTATCAAAAATCTGCAACGACAGATTTCAGCCTTCCACACCTCAATGGCAAATGGCTCTGCAGCCAACGCTGCTGCTGCAGCCAATTTTCAAAAGACCCTAATTGACAACATAAACGCTACTAAGAAGTTTTCTGCTAGCGTACAGACCGTTAGAACCACAACAGAAACTTTTACAAACTCCCTAGAGAAGAATAAGCTCTCTCTTGGTCAATACTTTAGATATGCTGGCGGAGCCTCAAAATCTTTTGGAAGATTATTCGCCACAGAGTTTGAGACAATAAACAAGGTAGCACGTGAGCGTGTTAAGGATCTTCAGACTCAATACATAAGAATGGGCCGTGATGCAAACGGTGCCATGAGGGCTATTGCCGTACGTCCTCTTGTATTGGATATGGATAACTTAGCAACAAAAACTGCTATTGCTGCCCAGCGTCAACAGCTTTTAAATCAGCTATTAAAGCAGGGATCTACAAATCTTCTAAACTTCGGTAAGAACACTCAGTGGGCTGGTAGACAGCTTATGGTTGGTTTTACTATACCACTATCTATATTTGGCTCCACTGCAGCTAAGTCATTCATGACAATCGAAGAGCAAGCAATTAAGTTTAAGCGTGTATATGGCGATTTGATGACAGATACTGGCCAAACTGATGCCATGCTTGAGTCAATCAAAACACTGGCCTCTGAGTTTACTAAGTATGGTATTGCAGTAGACAAGACTATGGGGCTAGCTGCCTCTGCAGCGGCTCAGGGTAAGACTGGAGCGGATTTGACGGCTCAGGTGGCAGAAGCTACCAGACTGTCAGTTCTTGGCCAGGTAGAGCAGCAGCAGGCTTTAGACACAACCATATCCGTGACTAATGCATTTGGTGTAGCAGCTGAAGATCTTGCATCAAAAATAGACTTCCTAAACGCTGTAGAAAACCAAACAGTCACATCCATTGAGGACCTAACTATTGCTATTCCAAAGGCTGGTCCAGTAGTGAAGCAGCTTGGCGGAAATGTAGAAGATCTAACATTCTTCCTGACAGCCATGCGTGAAGGTGGAATTAATGCATCAGAAGGTGCCAACGCTCTAAAGTCTGGTCTTGCATCATTGATTAATCCAACAGAAAAAGCATCTGAAATGCTTGCTGGATATGGAATTAATATCAAGAGGATTGTTGAGAGTAACAAGGGTGATGTAAAGGGAATAGTAATTGACTTTGCAACAGCCCTAGACAAGCTTGATCCACTAAAAAGAGCTCGTGCAATTGAGCAGCTATTTGGTAAGTTCCAGTTCTCACGTCTATCCACCCTATTCCAAAACGTAATTGGAGAAGGAACTCAGGCACAAAAGGTTCTAGAAATGACCGCTCAGTCATCTCAGTCACTTGCAGAGTTGTCTGCACGAGAGCTTGGCAAGATTGCAGAATCTCCAATGTTTAAGTTTAAGAAATCAATTGAGGACATTAAGGTTGCTCTAGCACCAATTGGTGAAACATTCCTAAAGCTTGCAACTCCAGTAATTGAATTTGGAACAAAAATTCTTAATGCCTTTAACTCGCTAGACGAAAGAACAAAGAACTTTGTTGCTGGACTAGTTGGTGTAGTTGGAGGTATTGGGCCTATTCTTTTGATGACGTTTGGTCTATTGGCAAACGGTGTAGCCAACATAATTAAAGGTTTTACATTTGTAAAGAATGTATTTAACGGAGCATCTGTTTCTTCAAATGATCTTGGCTCTCAAATATCCTACATGACTACCGAGCAGATAAAGGCAGCATCTGTAGCAGCATCACTCGACCAGGTACACGGAAAGCTTACTCAGAC